ATGAATGTGACGATATCAGACACTCCCTCTCGTATTCTTATAGCAACCTATGAATTAGCTTATCATTTCTTAAATAATGATGGGTTGCTGGATGATACAGGTTCTGTGGATGCTCTGACAGTTGCATCAGTAGATCTTAAATCGATTAAATCAGCTAGTCGCTTACCGTACTTTGTGAGGAAATTAATTGCTCCTCTACTAGCAACTGGTGGTGCTAGGATGGTATGGAGGGCTAATTAGTGAGTTATACTACACTTGTTGACTCTCAACTTCGTCAAGCATTTAATAAATTGAAAGACCTAGCTAAGTATGCGGAATTCAAAAATAAGACAGCTAGTGAGTATGATTTCTCTACTGGGGTTGCCACTGACGTGATAACTTCTGTGTTTACTAAAATTGTAATACTGGAAGAAGTCAAAGACAAAACTAGCACAAGTCTTAAGATAATGTTTAAATCGAAAGATGTAGGAATGTTAGCTATGTACAGCACCATCATAATTGAGGGTGTTGCATGGAGAGTCACTGAGGTGATTAAAGGTAGTGGTTATATAAATATTGCTTCTATAAGTAAGGTGCTATAATGGGCAAATATACAGAAATTCAGAATACAGTTTATTCTGTATTTGGAAGTGATGCATGGAAAGCTGAAAACATAGCAACTTATCCAAGTAATTTTATAGCTATCTCAACACCTGGTGAATTTATTAGAGTGTCAATCTTACCTAATGGTAGCGGTGTAAACAAAAACTCTGCTTCAGGATTGGTGCTAATAGACATATTTACCTCTGCAGGTACGGGAGTCATATCTCCTGCCCTTATAGCAGATAAACTCGATCTATATCTAAGTAATAAGACGTTATCGATAACACAAAACTCTGTACAATTCAAAACTAGTTCATTTACAGTAGTTGGTGTTGATTCTTCAAACTCTTCTTTATTTAGATCAACGTATTCAATACTTTTTAACTTTTTCGGAGTAAATGATTAATGGCTCATATTAACGCTATTGGCGCAGGCATGTATTCAGACTTGGCTGTATGTCTAGATCCTGCTGTATTGTCGGCTGTAAAACCTAAGATTGCTGCTGGTACTGCTGTTTATGCAGACTTTGCTGGTGGTTTCGCAGCTGCCGACTTCACAGCTAACACTGCTCTACGTATTACTAACGTTCGTGAATTCCCATCAATGGGTACTCCACCTAACGTAGTAAAAGTACCTGTGTTTGGCTCTGCTACTTCTCAACAAATTCAAGGTCAGGCTGACGCTCCTTCAATGGAACTCACAATGAACTATATCCCTGCTGACTGGGCTGATGGTACACCATTAGGTAACTTAGTTGGTGATGGTCATCAGTACATTTTCCGTTTTGCTTTGATGAACAGCAAACCTGAAGGTGCTGAAGGTTATGCTTCATCTGCTACAGGTCTTGGCGCTGTTCAGAATAGCCAATACTTTTGGGTAGGTAAAATTGAAGCTTTGCAGGTGTCTCCTCAGTTGACTGACGCTAACAAAGCAACTTTGACAATCACAATTCAATCTGACTTCTTTGGTGCTTACACCGTTTAAGTCTTATTGATAGGGAGACCACTTATGTGGTCTTCCATTAGGAGTATTTATGTCAGAGACACAGAATCCTTTCACTAAGGGTCATGTGCTTCGTGCCACTGCTAAACATATGCGTAAGTCAATCGATGTGAGTATTCGAAAGACATTCGCCCGTGTAGGTGAGTTCGATGGCAATTTAGAAAAATCACGTGAGGTCTTTATGACTCTCTCAATTTTACATCAAATGCGAGAACAATTAGATGAGTTCCAACGCACAAACAATAAAGATTTCTCAGGAGAATAGTATGTCAAGTATTAAGGCATTAGTCGGCAAAAAGATGACCAAGAACACAAAATTCATGGGCGCAGATGTTGCGATTACCAAGTTAAGTGTTGCTCAGGTCGTATCAATTCAAGCTTTAGCACAAAATATTGCTGAAGACAAAGATGACGAATCAGGTTTGAATCTGTTAAAATTCGTTATTCGTGAAGCAGTCGAAGGTGGTTCAGATCTTACCGATGACGATTTCAAAGAATTCCCAATGGATGAGTTATCTAAACTCTCTCAAGAGATCATGAAGTTCTCAGGTATGGGTAGCGAAGCGGGGAAATAACTCTCTCAGATGATGAGATGGCGATGTACGAGCTTGCATTCCACCTTAAAAAGACATTATCTGAGATACAGGCTATGCCCTATCCTGAGTTCTTAGGCTGGTTTAACTACTTAGAAAGACGTCCAGTTGATTGGCGTGATGATGATAGGACACATAAACTTTTACAAGTACAGGGTGTTAAAGAAAAAGCATGGCAGATATTTCCATCGCTTGAAGCTATCTATCGTCCTCCTGCTATGATCAATGAAGATGGATTGAACGTTGCCAGTCTAAAAGGCTCCATGTTCTTTAGTAAAATGCTCTCTTCTAAAGGAGGCGACGCGTTAGACTTATGACAATGACAGCCAAAATAGATTATAAGAAAATTAAAGAAGAGATTGACCTCAGGTTAGCTGAAGCTTCTCTTTTAGAAAAGAAACGCCTTGTTGAAAGGCTGAAAGAAGCAACACCAGTAGATACTGGTAATGCACGTGATGGGTGGAAACTTAAAGATGACACCATTATTAATGAAGTGGAATATATAGTTCCACTCAACAATGGTCACTCACAACAAGCACCTTCTCATTTTATTGAGAAGACTGTCTTATCCCATCCTAATATTAAAGTAGATGGGATTATTGTCAGATCTTCTTGACACTGCCCTCGAAAGAGGGCTTTTATTTTTAAAGGTGAATTGATGGGTATTATAATTGATGCAAGGGTTGACTCCGCACAAGCTGAACGGGATTTAGCTTCGTTAAATCGTCAAATGCGTGAGTTGGCAGATGCGACCAAAGTAAGTGGAATTGCTTTACAGCAATCTCTTAAACAAGATTTCTCTGGATTGACTAAATCGATCCAATCTTCTGTTTCTGGACTGGTTAAGTTCCAGCAACAAGGAAATGCCGCTAACGAATCTGTGGCACGATCTACTAACAAGACAGCTGATGCTATGTCTAATCTGAAGGCCATTGTGCTTTCTACTGGGGCTGCTTTTGCTGCATTTCAAGGGGTTAAAGCATTTGGTCAAATGTCAGATGATTTAACAAATATTCAGAACAGATTAAAGTTAGTCAATGATGATTTTACATCTATGACAGCTACACAGACAGCACTTAAGAAAGTAGCTTTCGAAACTCGTAGTGCACTATCTGATGTTGCAGGACTATACACAGATTTCTCTCTGGCACTAGCTAAGTCAGGCAAGAGTGAAAAACAAATCATTGGTGTAATTAAAACAATTCAGCAAGCTGGTGCTCTATCAGGCTCTTCTCAGGAATCACTCCGTGCTGGTATCGTTCAGTTGACACAAGGTATTGCATCAGGTACTATTCGTGGGGAAGAATTGAACTCAGTATTAGAACAAATGAAATACTTGAGTACAGGCATTCAACGTGAAATGAATATGAACACAGGCTCGTTACGTGCGTTTGCCGAAGCAGGAAGTTTTACCACAGAAGTGTTCCTTAATACCGTTGGAAAGCTATCCGAATCTACTGCTAAGGACTTTGCAAAAACATCTGCAACAATTGAGCAAGGTGCTTATCAATTGAAAGAGTCTATCTCGTATGTGGTAGGAAGTTTGAGTCAAAGCTACGGTATTGGTGTATCATTTGCTAATATGCTGTTACGTATGGCTGAGGGTGTTAGTAAGTTAGGTAGTGAATTAGAATTCATGGACTCTTACTTAGAACTCTTTCAAGATAGTATGAAATCTTTATATGGTAATCTGAAAGGCAAAATTAAGTTATTCGACGAAGCTGATATAATTAAGTCTGTTGATCCTTTGGTGGAAAAGATTAGTAAAACCTTAGCTAATGCATTCACTATCAATACGACGCATGCTACCTTCTCTGGGTTCTCTTACTCATTAATAGGTAGTGTAGAATACGCTGTGAATCGTGTGATGACCCTATTAAGAGGGCTTGGTTCATCTAATCTTACTGAAATGATAATTCCTGTAGATAATCTGTTCGACTTACCATTTGAAAAAGCACAGACAAAAATACTAAAACTACAAAATTCTCTTTCGACTAAAGTTTATGATCTGTTAGTGAACGACACCAGACGAGGGATTGATACAATTCTTAGTGTTTTCACCTCTGCGGGTACTCTTCTTGAGTATTACTCACCTGCTGGAATCTTAGATAGATTAAGCCTTAAACAGTCTGGTGAAATTTTTGCAGAGCGCATTGTGCTTTCTTTCGAGATAGCTGTTCATAAGATTGATCTATTATTTACTGACCTATGGGCAGGGATATTTGGTAGATCTTCTTTAGAACTTGCTACGAATATCTTTGTAACCCTAGCTAAAATCACAACATATCTTGATGGGTTTATCACAAGCTTCGTAACTAACTTTAAGAAGTTAGATGTAGTAAAAACATTCATAAATTCTCTAGGCTCTGCCATAGAAGTAGTTACTGTATTTTTAAAAGAGTCACTTTCATATTTAGAGAATGTTTTTAGTGAATCAAATGGCTATGCATTAGGTAAGTCATTAGGCGAAGCTATTGTTAAGGGACTTGGTACCATTAAAGTTGCTATTGTATCAATATTTGACGGTACTGCCACAGCTAATACTTTTGTTGCTAGTGTGATAAGTGTCTTTACAGTATTGGCTAAATTTTTACTAAGCTTTTTAAAAGGGCTTTATGATGGTGTTGGCGTCTCTAACGCAGTAGGGAATATGCTGAAAAGTGTAGAATCTCTAATCTCCGCTAACTTTTTAAAAATAAAGACAAATGTTGCACAACTGTTAACAACTGTTGCTGAAAATGCTTCAATGCTTATTGAAAAGCTGAAGAATAAGCTATCTGCTTTATTATCAGAAGCATCTGCCTACAAGAACATAAGTTTTAATTTTATCGTAGATAAGTTACCTACAATTAACATTGCATCAATATTTGAGAAGTCTTTAGATAAGGCTGAAAAAGTATATCTAGCATTTGTTAAAGCTATCTCTGATAAAATGGGTACGTTGACGTCTGCTATAAGTATAGACATAAACTCTTCTGACTTACAAAAAATGTATCAGAAGATATTCGATGTAACTAGAGCTGGGCTGTCAACAACATTAGAATACATTAAAGTGTTCGGTGAAAAAGTCAAAGAGATTTTCTTTAAAGTATATGATGCTGTTGTAGGACATTCATATTGGCCTGATATGATTGATGGTGTAGTAGCCTATGCAAAAAACCTAAGTGGTGCAGAATCTTATATAAGGTCTTTCGCAGATAAAGTGAATGATATATTTGCTAATATTTCTGGGAAAATTTCAGCCTCTATAGACTTTAGTGGTTTTGACATAGTCAAGAACATGGGAGGTATGCTGGTTGCTGCTCTTTCTTTTGCATTTGGTTCTCCAGCAGCTAAGGCAGCAGCTTGGGCATATTTTACTGGAGCATTTGGCGGTGCAAATTTAAGCTTAATGGATTCTCTTGCTAAAGGGCTAGGTATATCTTTTGGTGGTGCTATTGAGAACTTTACCGAGAATGTGGTTTCTGGTATCCTGTCTCTATCTGACGTGATCATTAGTCTTGCACCTGCTATCATGGAAGGTTTAATTCGAGGTGTAACAGGTTGGTCATCATTAGAGTTTGATGCTGCAACATTAATCGGGCCGCTAGCCTCGTTTACAAACTCTATAACCTCTACCATACTACTACTAAGTGTGGCTATTATGCTTTTCAGCGAGAATGCTAGAAAAGCAACAGCTAACTTTTTAATAGGATCTAAGCGAAGCAAAGCAGAAGGTGGTGGACGTAATAGTGGCTTCCTTGATTATGTAGGCGCTACTCAGTTATTTGGAAATCTAACTGCGCCCTTAAAAGGTTCTTTTAATGGTATAATAAAAGATAGTAAGGCTGCTCTAGTTGGTATTGGTCTTTTATCCACAGCATATTTAGACTCAGTTAGTATTTTTGAAGCGGCTGCATTAGCAATTCCAGCCCTACTTTATAGTGTGCTAGGTAAAGAAGTGATGAATAAAGCATTTAATGATGCTTTCAGTTATGTGTTCTCTTCAATAGGTAATATGGGCAAAAAGATGCTTAGTTACTTCACACCTATTGAAGCTGCTGTGAAAAAGGCTACACCAACGAATAGTAAGTTTTCTTCTTTGAAAGAAAAGTTCACCAAGAACCGAGATGAAACTACAGATGCCTTCTTAAAGGGTGAAGCTTCGTTCTCTCAGTTATTTTTAGGCATACCTACTAAGAAGAGCAAGTACGAAGGAATGAACCTCTATGGTACTTCTTCTGCTTCACGAAATAATACTAGCCAAGGTTTGTACTCTCCTTTAAGATCAACTTCACCGTTTAATTACACATCAGCGACTAGAGATGCAGTATACGGTGGTGTTCAGCAGCTTGCAGAAGCTCAACAGCGGTTCGCAAAATATTGGAAAGAGTCAGCAGGTTTATTACCTTTTGTTGCAAAAGATACAGCTAGTATTAAGGATAGTTACAGTGTCCTTAAGAAGACTGTAAAAGACAATACAATTACAACCAGCTTTAACCCGATGCCTTATAGTTCCAAGGTAATTCACTCATCATCTGCGTTATCTGAGAAAGCTATAAGTGAAGGTTTTTACAAATCTTTCAGTTCGATAGTGCTTGGTACAATGCCTGAAAGCCTTCAGAAAATAGGCAGTACCTCTTCTCCGTTAGTGCCATTGATAAAAGGCTATCAACAGAAGCTTGTAAAAGATCTGTATGGGCAGCAGGTTACAATTTTCAATAATGAATTTTTAAGTGCTGTACAGAAGATTAATCTAGGTTCTACGAAGTTCACTGCCAGTGCAGCAGACAGCGCTTCTATATCCAATAACGCCTTCAATGCTTTGAACCAGCATTATAAGATAAATTCTAGTGTTGATTCTACTCCTATTGAAAAAGTCAAAGGTAGTTTGTCAGAAGATCTCTCAATGCTAGCATCTCGTACAAAAGCACTAGGTAATACCATCCTGTCTTCAGCTCAACGTTTTACTGGAATCGATCTTTCGTCTACTTTTAGTAAAGTATCTGATGCTATATCATCTGTATTAGATTCATTACTGTCCAATATGCGTTCTAAAATCAGTTCTAACAATTTTGACACTAGCACTACAGGTGCTAAATCTAAGGTTAAGGAAGGCTTTGGTAAAGATATTGGTGCTGCTTTCGCTGCTGGTATCAGAAAGTTAATACCTTTCGAAGGGATCGCGCAAGGGATTATTGATGGCTTGTCTAGCTTTTCAGATACTGCTGTAAGTACTTTAGACTTCCTTACAGGAGGTGTCGGTGAAGCATTATCGATGATACTTCGTGTTGTATCTCTTGGTACATTAGGGATTAAAGAGACTGAAACTAAAAGTA